GATGGCGATTGGTTAGCTTATACTGCTGCTTGTTATGCAGATAATGAAGGCTATGATTGCTTAGAAGACCGTATTGAGTACGACTTGAAAGATTTGTCTTCTAATTTTGATACAACATATATTGCATTTTCGTGTAATAGACAAGATAACTTTCGCAAGACCTTTTGGCCCTTGTATAAAGATAATAGAAACAACAAACCAAAACCAGTATTTTTAGGTGATGCATGTGCTTATGCGTCAGCTTCAGATTCTGTGGAGAAAAGTATTGCAATGGATAGACTTGAAGCAGATGATATCATCTCCATGCTCGTCTCTATGGACTCTTGGGTTGGTATTGGTATTGATAAAGATTTTAGAACTGTTTCTGGATGGCATTGGAATCCTAGAAAAGAAGATCAACCAGTTTATGTCGAAGAAGAAGAAGCCAGATTAACTGAATTAACCCAGTTAGTGTCAGGTGATTCTGCAGATAATATCTGGGGTATCTTTGGTCGTGGTCCAGCATGGGCTAAGAAGGTGTTGCAAAGTTCTCTATCTTTGGAACATAAGATTGCAGAGATTCGACAAGAAAATCGAGACTCTTGGAATAATGTTAAGCCTAAATATGAAGAGAAAAAGAGAAAAGCGATAGAAGCAGGATTCGATGACCCTGATGACTATTTAGATTCTCAGTTTATTGCTCTCCACTTGCTTAGACCTGAAGAATATGACAAGGAAACAAAGGCTATCACGCATAAAATGCCATGGTAGCCCAGCTAGTGATAACAAAAGAACAGCGAAAAGACATATAACTAGTCTCTCCTTGGCCCTTGGAGGGGGCTTAGGCCCCCTTTAAGGTCTTTTGAGAGGCATTATCAAGGAGAAATAAATGTCTGAAGTTATTGAAGAAGTGCAAAAGGCCAAAGAAGAAAACAATAATTACACCCAAAATGTAGTAGATGTTTTAAATGGTTTGGCTAAATGCGTAGAAACCTTAGTTGAAATTACCCCAAAGGCTCCTACTGGAGATCGCAGTCTTATGGTAGGCCTTACTGTGCAGATTGATGCTATTTTAGGTATGTATCATGAAGCTATTGAAGATGTAATGTCTAAGGTTGAGAATAAAAATAAAGAAGAAGAGTCTTCAGAGGACTAAAGTGACTATAGAGCTTTTAACTACATTAGGTGGCACACTGGCTGGCTATGTAATGAAACTCTTAGCTATTCGTTCTCAGAATCAGCAAGACTTACTAATGACTTCCCTGAAAATCAGGGAAGCTTCAGATCAGTCCGCTGATAAGGCAGCAGCAAGAGTTTCTTCTAAAGCTGGTAAGTTTGTAAGACGGTTTATTGTTATTGCAATTCTATTTGCAGTGGTATTTCTCCCCTTACTTGCTCCACTATGGGGGCTTCCAGTTATTTTAGAGAATGATGTACAAGGTACTAGCGTACTGTGGGGTCTAATTACTGGTCCTACAACCAAGATCTTTACTGAGATCAATGGAGTAATTCTTATACCTGAATTGCGTCAAGTACTACTTGCTATTGTTGGGTTCTACTTTGGCACAAGCAGTGCTAAACCATAATGCGATTACTATTATTATTAGTAACTGGATGTTCCAGCATACCCCGAGTAAAGCATGAAACCCTTAACCCAAAACTACCGCCAACTATCGACCCTGACTCTTCTTTATGTTTTGTAGTATTATTATTACTACTGTTATTAGCAATGATGTTTCAACAGAATAGAGATTAGATATGGTTGATATTTCAGAATTAAACAACTGGTTAGAGTTGGTGGCCGTTATTGGGGGCGTTATTTGGGGTGCAGGAAGACTGCAAGGAGTCTTTAAGTGTATGCATGACACTGCAACTAGATTAGATAATGCAATTGATAGACTGGACAAGGCTCTTGTCGCATTAGAAGAAAGATTACGATCCTTAGAGAACAAGGTTTCAAGGATCGAAGGTGAGATGAAGGACTAAATATGCTTACTAAATTTGTAGAATGGATGGAGCTTGGGCTCATTGGATTTGTAGGAGGCATTAAAGTCTCTGTTAAAACTGTAGCAGATTTCTTGGTCAATAGACTACAAGACCTGCAGCTTTGGATTGGGAGAATCTTATGATTAAGAAGTTTCCATGTGCCTGTGGGCGAACCACTAGCTATCAAGGCAAGAGTGCTGAGAAGTACGTGAACAGCTCACCAATGAAGAAAACACCAAAGGGTTCTAAGAAGCGATGAATATTGACGCTATTCACAAAGAGATTGATCAATGGATTCATGAATACCTTGATGTCCCTAGTGAATTTTATAATGGTTTAAAGCCATGTCCCTTTGCGTTAAAAGCTTGGAGAGACAATAAAACTAAAATACTTGTAGGTGATGCATCTACAGTTGAAGAAGAGATCTCTAACTGGGACTCTTCTTATGACTTAGTAGGCATTGCTTATGACCCTGACCTATGGTCTGATAAAGATGCAGATGATTGGGCGGAAGAGCGTAACAAGACACTAGCTCACGACAATCTATATCTAATGGTATCAGCATCTCAAGACGAGGTTGAGGACCCTGAATATGACATGGATCATTTGCCTTGTCATGTAGATTTTGTGTACGGGCTTGTGTTTATACAAAGCCTATCGGAACTGAACAAATACTCGGACATGCTTAATAAACAAGGCTACTACGATAATTGTTCTAAAGATTTTATGAGTTATATTACTACCAGAAAGAAGGCAGAACATGCGCGGAAGAAAGAAGATGGGTAAAAAGAGTGCAGCTATGGGTGCTAAGAAGAAGGGCATCATGACTAGTGCAAAAGCTAAGAAGAAGAAGACTACTCGTCGTAAGATGATGTAATTTAAATTTGGAGACAGGGTATGGCTAAGAAAAAAGGTGGTGGTAAGAAAGATGCTTGCTACCATAAAGTAAAAAGTAGATACACAAAGTGGCCTAGTGCATATGCTTCTGGAGCTCTTGTTAAATGCCGTAAAGTTGGGGCAAAAAACTGGGGCAATAAAAGCAAGGGTAAGAAGAAGTAATGGCTAAAAAGAAGGCCAACTTTAGTGCAGAGAAAAAGAAAGGTCTGCATGGCTGGTTCTCCCGCAATAAGGGTAAGGGCTGGATAGATTGCAAGACCGGCAAACCGTGTGGTCGGAAATCAGCAAAGGGCGGCAGCAAAAGACCATACCCTGCCTGTCGCCCTACGAAAGCTATGTGTACTGCTGCAAAGAATAAGAAGAAGGGTCCTGCCTCAATTTCGTGGCAAAAGAAGAAAAAGGCTAAGAAATGAAACGCAAAGATCCAGCAAAAGGTACAGGTAAAAAACCAAAGGGCTCTCGTCGTAGACTTTATACAGATGAGAATCCTAAGGATACAGTGCCTGTTAAATTTAGCAGTGTAAGTGATGTTAAAAAAACATTAGGTCAATCTAGTTTTAAATCTAAATCACACAAGAGACAATCTCAGATCATTAATCTCATTGAACAACGATCTAGAGTTGCTAAAAATAGAACAAAAGATCCTGCTAAAAAGCGAAGTTTAACTGCTGCTCATTCTTATATTTCTAAAAAGAAAGAAGCAAGTAAACGTAAAACCCAACGTATGAGGAAAAACAAATGAGAAAACGAGCATCTAAATCTAAGAGTAAGAAATCTAAGTTAGCAGCAATGACCCCTCCTTATAACAAGATCACAAGAGGTGATGTTATTACTGCAGCTAAAAGGAATGCTAAAAAGAAAAAGAAGGGATAAGCTATGGCTAAAAAGAAAGGTATGAGCGGCATGTCTGTAAAGAGCGGACATAAGCGGGCTACATCCAAGGGTGCAGGTATGACCAAAAAGGGTGTTGCTGAATACCGCCGTAGGAATCCCGGCTCTAAATTAAAGACTGCGGTTACTGAAAAGAAACCCTCTAAGGCTAGAGCTAAAAGAAGAAAGTCATATTGCAGCCGATCTGCAGGTCAAATGAAAATGCATGGCATTAGCTGTAAGAAGACTCCAAAGAAAAGAATTTGTGCAGCTCGTAGACGTTGGAGATGCTAAGAGGGGAATAATATGAATGAATGTCCTAAATGTAGAGAGCGAGATGCAAAGGCGGCTAGCTGCTGTGAGGCTAACCTTAAAGAACTGCAAAAAAAATATCATAAATTATTATTAGTTTTTGCTGTACTTTCAGGTGTGTTGGGCAAAGAGCTTATGGATAGAACTGTAAGTTTGTTTGAAACTGTAAGTCCTGTTATTGACGTAGTTTCTGAAGCTCCTAAACCTCAACCAGCTACTCCTTTTTATGCCTCTACTGCAGATACTTCTCTTCTGTTTGCAGATGTCCCTCCTATATTAACTAATTTAAACTTTACTACTTATCCAGAAAATGATATATTCTTTGAAGATGAGTATGATTATGTTTACATTCCTGAAGTTGGACAGCTCGCACTATTGGGTTCTTTGCCCTTTCTAATGAATAAAAGGAGAAGATAATGATTACAGAATTATTATCACTATTATTGTATGCAAGTGATCCTGCTGGACCTCCAGCTGATCCAAATGCAGTAGATATGTGGATTGACGATCTTGGTCGTTTAACTCCATTTGGTCGTACGTTTGATGTC